AATAATTTTATATCTTTGTAAAAAATAAAATCAAATGGGAAAAGCTAAAGGAATGGGTGATGTTATTGAAAAAATAACAACAGCCACAGGAATTAAAAAAGTAGTAGATACTGTTTCGAAAGTAACAGGGAAAGATTGTGGATGTAGCAAAAGAAAAGAAGCTCTAAACAATCCTAATTTGCTTGTGAATAAAATGTTTAACAGTAAAAAATAAAGCCATGAAAAAAGTAACTAAAAAAACAGCTTTTGATATTAAAGAAGCTAGTAATCAAAAATTAACGGCAAGTGCAAGAAACAATTATGCAAAAAATGCACAGGCGGCTATGAAAAAAGAAAACGTTAAATCTAAAAAAAAATAACCCATGCCAAATTTAAAACTTCAAGTAAGTAGGGCTTTAAATGTTATTAAATCCAACGCTACAAATATCCCAATGCCAAGTCTTATTACATCTAGTGTAACAACTAGCACTGTTACAGATAAACTTGTAGATTCAACAAATAATTTTTCTAGTAGTGGAGTAAATCCATTAAACATTCAAATTGGAGATACCGTATATAACACTTCATCAGGAACAGCAGCAACTGTTACAAATGTAGATAGTGCTACGCAGTTATCTTTAAATCTTGATATAATGGTATCAGGTGATTCTTATATATTATATTCAGGAACAAATATGGCAGGTTCAATTGAGCCATGTGTATTGTATGTTGGTGTAGGAGGAGATTTAGATGTTATTACAGCAGGCGGAGATAACATAGTTTTTGTAAATGTACCAACAGGTTCATTTTTTCCTGTTCAAGTAATAAAAGTACAAGATACTACTACGGCTACAAATATTGTAGCTCTTTGGTAAGATGATACAAATCGGTATAAATATAGCTGTAAAAGGAATTGGTAGTTCATTAATTGCTGACCTTGTTAATAATTTTGAAACAAGAGTATTAGCAGATGGAGGAATATTTGAAGCTAAATCTTGTTTAATAGTTCAGTTAGCGTCTTTAAATAATATATTATGAGTTTATTAAATAGTGCTTCCCTTTGTGTAACGCCAAACGGCTATAAAGCAGGTACGTTATATTCAGTTATTCCTAACACAAGTTTAGGAGATATGAATGTTGTAAGAGCTACAACTGCTACAAGGGTAAATAGTGCAGGGCTTATTGAGTCGGTGGCTAACAATGTACCTCGCCTTGACTACTCAAATGGTACTTGTCCGAGTATATTAGTAGAGCCACAGAGAACGAATATATCTTTGTATTCACAACAATTTGATAATATAAATTGGAGCAAAGAAAATTCATCAATTACCTCAAATCAATTAATTTCTCCTGATGGAAATTTAACTGCTGACATAATTACAGACAATTCCACAAATGATAGACATATTATTTTTGAAGCTTTTACAGGTGATTTTTCAACATCAAGGACTTTTTCAACCTATGCAAAACAAGGTTCCTTAAGGTATTTAGTTTTAAGTATAACTTCTATTAATGATAGTGCATCTTGTTATAGTGCTATTTTTGATTTACAAACAGGAACTATAACTGCAACAAAAAATAATGGAACTGCTACAATAACTGCTTCAATTCAAAATGCAGGTAATGGTTGGTATAGATGCATAATTTCAGGTACTTTAGGAATTGGAGTTTTAGCTTACTTCCCAATAATTGGCACAAGTAACAGGGCTACTTTTACAGGTAGTTTAGTAAATAATAACATTCCTGTTTATGTAGGTAGTGGGCAAAGTTTATATATTTGGGGAGCTCAACTCGAAGCAGGCTCATACCCAACTTCCTACATCCCCACAACCTCAGCAGCAGTAACACGAAATGCTGATGTTATTAGTAAGACAGGGATAAGTAGTTTGATAGGGCAAACGGAGGGGACTCTGTTCTTTGAAGGATATTTTAATGATGTTCAAACAGGTACTGTATTTTTAGATTTAGAAGGTACATCCCCGAAAATTAATTTACAAATAGGTAGCGGAATATTATATTTTTATTCTCAAGGCGAATGGTCAATGTCTACTGCTATTTCATTAAACACAAAATATAAAATTGCAGGTGCATATAAAAATAATGATATTGCTTTTTATGTTAATGGAGTTTTAATTGCAACTGATAATTCAGCCACTATTACGGCAAAAAGTAATTTTTATCTTAATTCAGAAGGTGGTTCTTACGTTGCTGATTTAGATATTAATTTAGCAATCCTATTCCCAACTCGCCTAACAAATGCAGAGCTTGCCTCACTAACAACAATATAAGATGAACATATATAAACTAAAATACAAGAACAAAGAAACTGCAATTAAAGACCTACTAAAAAAGGGTGTATATGTAGAGACTGACAAAGGTCTAACATACGGCACAGGCATACACGCAGTAGTTGAGATAGGTCAGATAGTTTTAACACCTGCTGTCATAGAAGATATGCAAGTTATAACTGATGCAACTTATTTAGACGGACATCATTTTGATGTAATGAGTGAGCAAGAAATTAACTTTGGAAGTAACTCAATAGAAGTAAACAACCCAAGGCACGAGTTTGCAGGGCATAGTAAAGTAACTGAACCATTAATTTTACGAAATGAAATCTAATTTATTAGCAATTTTATATTTCATGTTTGGCTTCATAACTTCAATGCTTATGATATTTCAAGGACAAGAAAACTATATTGTTTTTGGTGGTATAACATTATTTTTTTATTTAACGTTTAATATAACAGAAGCACTTGAAGAATTGAACTTATGAAAACACAATTATCTTTATTAATACTATCTATACAATCAAAACTTTTGACACTTATATCTATTTGCTTTGCATTCTTTTTACCTATATCAGGAATTTTAATAATGATAGGAGTATTAATATCTATTGATACTTTTACAGGTATTTGGAAAGCTAACAAGTTAAATGAAAAAATAACTAGCAGAAAGCTCTCATCTATAATCAGCAAGCTAGCACTCTATGAGATAACAGTTATTATGTTCTTTCTTATAGATGCTTTTATTCTTAATGATATTATTCTTACTTTCTTTAGTGTACCATTTATGCTCACTAAAGTAGTAGCATTGGTATTGGCTAGCATAGAGGTAATGTCTATTAATGAGAACTACAAGATAGTTAAAGGCATAGACCTATGGCAGTCAATGAAGTTATTATTTGCTAGAGCTAAAGATATTAAAGACGATATAAATAAATTGAAATGACTAGATGGGAACTAACCTCTAAGTATGGTACAGCTAACGTAACAGGAACAGGTTACTTAGTGAAGATTAAACTACCATATCCAATGCGTATAGCTTGGGACTTAGACAGTTCAGTCAATACTATGATGTGTCATAAGTTAGTAGCTGATAATTTTAAAGCAGTATTCAATGAGCTTTTAGCTACCTATGGATATGATAAGATAAAGGAGTTAGGGATAGATTTATTTGGTGGATGCTTCAACTACAGAAAGATGAGGGGTGGAAATGCTTTGTCTATGCACTCTTGGGGAATAGCTATTGATTTAGATCCGGCTAGAAATCTACTCAAAGAATCATCAAAGACAGCAAGATTTGCAAGACCTGAGTATAAGGCAATGATAGATATTTTCTATAAGCATGGCTTTATATCTTTAGGAGTAGAGAAAAATTACGACTACATGCATTTTGAAATAAAAGAGTAATGGCAAAAATAAAATTAGAGACAACAAAAAAGGTTAAACCTAAAGTTAAGCGTACAAACGTACACGCAAAAAGTAAAACTTCTAAATTGAAGTCAAGTAAAAATTACAAGAAAATTTATTCAAGACAAGGAAAATGAGAAATTTTTTAGCAGGTACAAAGACAGGAAAATCAAAAACAGCAAAGTATTACCAAGAAAATCCTGAAGCAAGAAAAAAGAAAGTAAAGTATGATATGAAGTATCATGACACTGAAGAGCGTAGAAAATACCGAAGAGATTTAGAGCGGACTAATAGAAAAAATGGCACAAGTGGAAATCACGATGGTATCGATAATGCGCATGTTTCTAAAAACAAAACAGTACCTCAATCGCAATCTAAAAACAGAAGTGATAAATCAAATAATTTCTTTAAAAAATAAAATATGTTTAGAGTATTATTATTGTTATTTGTGTTGTATGGTTGCTCTGCGCAATACCATCTCAACAAGGCTATTAAGAAAGGCTATACATGTGAGCAAACAGGAGATACTATAAAAATAACAACATTAGATAGTATCCCTGTTATTGTAAATGATACTATAGTGTGGGAGAAGTTTATAACTACTAAGGATACCATCATTAAGTATAACACAGTCTATGTTCCTAAAACTAGACAAGATAAAAGAATAGAGTATAAAATAAAAGTAAAAACTATATATAAAGATAGGATAGTTGAGAAGGCTCAAGCTAAGGCAGAAGGTAAAAAAAATCAACCAAAAAAGAATTTCTTTTGGCTTGGAGTTTTAGTAGGAGTATTACTTTCAATTATTATTTCCTCTCTTTGGAAAATATTTGTTAAAAAAGCATTACATTTGTAACTAACTTAAATTAAATAAAATGAAAGACAATGATATTAAAGATATTATTTTTGTAACAGAAGAAGAATTAAAAAACATCAGAGAAATGAATGGTGATTTTTCTAAAGCAAAAATGAATCTCGGTGATTTAGAATTACAGAAGCAAAGCTTAATAAAATACATAGATAGTATTAAAGATGTTTTTACAAAACATGAAAAAATACTAATGGAAAAATATGGTGATGATGCTGTAATAAATATTGAAACAGGAGAAGTAACAAAAAAACAATAAAACAAAATGGGAAAAATAAGTACATATTCAGTTTTATCAACACCAACAGCAACAGATAAGTTAATTGGTACTGATGTAACTACAAATAATGAAACAAAAAACTTTACTATTGATAGTTTATTTACTGTTGTTGTAACTTTACCTGTTTTTGCTAATAATGTTGCTGCCCTTGCAGGAGGTCTTGTAATAGGACGACTTTACCAAACTGCTACAGGAGAGGTAAGGATTGTAGTATAATTTAATTAAAAAAAATGGAAATAAGAAAAATTTCTGTTGGGCCTGACTATAAAGGAGGTGCAATGCATTATATCGTAGGACAAAAAGTTTTAAATGAAACGTATGAAATTCATTTAATTAAACTTGAAGACTTTACTCAATCTATAAAAATATTCATCATAAACGAATCAAATGAGATTCTTTTGTGGAAAGAATTTACACAGACTATTCCAATCTCTATTGAATACAATATATTTTATTAATGAAATCCCCATTTTATTTTATTGTTGAATCTTTAATAAATAAGAGATACAACAATACAAAAACCATTAGTGGATTAGAAGTTATTACAAGTACATCTGAGGAAGACCATATATCTTCAAATAGATTTGCTAAAGTAATAGAAGTTCCATTAGGTTATAAAGGCCCGATATCTTCAGGAGATATATTACTTGTTCATCATAATGTATTTAAGTTTTATTATGACATGAGGGGAAATCAAAAAAGTGGCAAGAGTTTTTTTAAAGATGATAAGTTCTTCATTGAGCCTGACCAATTCTATATGTATAAAAAAGATGGCATATGGCATTCTTACGACAAGTATTGTTTTGTTAAACCAATAGATGCTATTGACTCTTATATAAAGAAACCATTTAGTGATGAACCTTTAATGGGTGAGATGTTATATCCAAATGATTATTTAATTAGTAAAGGAATAAACAAGGGGGATATAGTATGCTTTTCTCCCGACTGTGAATATGAGTTTACTGTTGATGATGTAAAAATGTACAGAATAATAGATAATCAAATAACAATGAAATTAAATTAATGGACACAAAAGAAATAAAATTAAAAATTATTGCTGCAGGTCATAAAGCAGTTGAGCAATTAATAAAAGTTGCAGAAGAAAATATTATTAAAAAAGATTCTGATGATGAGTTGGCTGCAGATAGATTAAAGAATGCTGCTATGACAAAAAAGTTAGCGATATTTGATGCCTTTGAGATACTAAATAGAATAGAAGTCGAAAGAGAAGGTCTTGAGTATTTAGAAAAGGGAGTAAATAAAACAGATACTAAACAAGGATTTGCAGAAAGACGGTCAAAATAATATATACAGTATACAAAAAGATTTTGTATCACCATCTATATTGTCCAATAAAAATAGGGCAAGGTCTTGGGTATATGGTTATGATGATAAGTATGACATAGTTGTTATATCTAAAAACGGACAAGTAGGTGAAATAGTAAACATATCAGGATTAAATATAGGACTGCCACCTGTTCCTGAGAAGGTATATAAAAGAAGCGATAAAAAATCCGAGCAGTATTGGCAGAGAGAAGACTTGCCAAGAGAGTTAGCAAAGATACAATCAATTTTCCATTGGAATGAAATGCCATCACAATTTAAAGATAGATTGGTAGATTACATTGAGAATGAATTTGATTATAGAGAGCGTGGCTTTTGGTTTATGAATAATGGAAAGCCAACGTATATCACAGGCTCTCATTATATGTATTTACAATGGGCAAGTATTGACGTTGGATATCCTGACTTTCGAGAAGCAAATAGAATATATTGGATTTATTGGGAAGCATGTCGTGCAGACAACAGGTCATTTGGAATGATATACCTAAAGATAAGACGTTCAGGATTTTCTTTTATGGCATCTTCTGAATGTATAAATGTTGGTACTCTTGCAAGAGATGCAAGGGTTGGAATACTATCTAAAACAGGAGCGGATGCTAAAAAGATGTTTACAGATAAAGTTGTTCCAATTAATAGTAGACTTCCATTTTTCTTTAAGCCTATTATGGATGGTATGGACAAACCTAAAACTGAGTTGTCTTTCCGTATACCTGCATCTAAGATTACAAAAAAGAACATGTATAATTCTGAGGAAGATACAATTGAAGGATTAGACACATCAATAGATTGGAAGAACACAGAAGATAACTCTTATGACGGAGAAAAACTATTATTCTTAGCTCATGACGAGAGTGGGAAATGGCTTCGACCAAATAACATTAAAGAAAATTGGCGAGTAACTAAAACTTGTCTTAGATTGGGTTCTAAAATTATTGGTAAATGCATGATGGGTTCAACCTCAAATGCTTTATCAAAAGGTGGTAGTAACTTTAAAGATATCTATGAAGATTCTTCGGTACTACATAGAAATGCAAACGGACAAACTAAAAGTGGACTATACTCATTGTTCATTCCTATGGAATGGAATATGGAAGGATTTATTGACTTATATGGTATGCCTGTATTTAATGCTCCTGAAGAGCCAATATTAGGAGTAGATAAGATATTAATAAAGAATGGTGCTATCGATTATTGGGAAGCGGAAGTTGATTCGTTAAAGAGTGATGCTGATGCATTAAATGAATTTTATCGTCAGTTTCCAAGAACAGAATCACATGCTTTTAGAGATGAAAGTAAACAATCGATATTTAATCTAACAAAGATATATCAGCAAATTGATTACAATGATTCAATAATAAGAGAACACCATACCACTCGTGGTAGCTTTCATTGGAGAGATGGTGTACAAGACTCAAAGGTTATATGGACACCTGATTCAAGGGGGAGATTTTCTGTTAGTTGGATTCCAAATAAATCAATACAGAACAATGTATATAATAGAAATGGCACTGCTCATCCGGGCAATGAGCATATAGGTTCATTTGGATGTGACTCCTATGATATATCTGCCGTGGTAGGTGGTAGGGGTTCAAACGGATCGTTACATGGAATGACAAAATTCCATATGGATGAAGCTCCCGTAAATGAATTTTTTTTAGAGTATATTGCAAGACCGCAAACTGCGGAGATATTTTTTGAAGAAGTATTAATGGCTTGTATCTTTTATGGTATGCCTATACTAATAGAAAACAATAAACCAAGGTTATTATATCATTTTAAAAATAGAGGATATAGAAATTTTTGTTTGAACAGACCTGATAAGTTATACAATAAGTTGTCTAAGACAGAACGTGAACTTGGTGGTATACCAAACTCATCTGAAGATGTAAAGCAATCACACGCGTCTGCTATTGAGTCCTATATAGAGAAATTTATAGGAATGGATTTAGCAGGTAACTACAGGGATTCAGATGAAATAGGCACAATGCCTTTTACAAGAACATTAGAGGATTGGGCTAAATTTGACATAAACGATAGAACTAAATTTGACGCTTCAATTAGCTCAGGATTAGCTATAATGGCTAATCAAAAACATATATATATACCTGAGAAAAAAGAATCAAAAATTAGCATTAACTTTGCAAGATATAGTAATGATGGAAACACAAGTCAATTAATTGAATGAATGGCATATTTATATAGACACATAAGAAAAGATTTAAATGTCCCATTCTATATTGGAATAGGAAAACACATTGAAAGAGCATATTCTAAGAGTAATAGAAATAATCATTGGAATAGTATAATCAATAAAACAGACTATGAAGTAGAAATTTTATTTGATGAAATAGAATATGACTATGCTAAAATAAAAGAGATTGAATTTATATCTTTATATAAAAGAAAAATAGATGGTGGAACTTTGTGTAATATTACGTTAGGTGGTGAAGGAGCATTAGGAATAAAACATACAGAAGAAGCTAAAATAAAAATGAGTATTCCAAATAAAGGAAAGACTATATCTCAAGAACATAAAAAAATAATATCTAAGTTTCATACAGGTAGAAAACATACAGAAGAAACTAAAGAAAAAATGTCAAAAAGTGCTTTAGGAGAAAAAAATCATGCTTATGGAACAAAAGCATCTGAAGAAACTAAAGAAAAAATGAGAGTTTCTGCTAAAAAAGGAATCGACAATAAGTCTTCTAAATTAACAGAGATAGATGTATTAAAAATTAGAGAGTTATACAAAAAAGGTTTAAGTTCTAGGGAAATAGGGAAAAAATATAATGTTGTAAAAAGCACTGTATTATTTATTGTAAATAGAAAGACTTGGAAACATATATAAAACATGAAAGATATATTAATAGATATAAAAGCCGCATCGTTTCCTAGTCAATTAGCTACTGATGCAGAAAAAGCAACTTTAGCTTTTGGCTTACAAGTGGGGCAAGCAATTTCGTATGAATGGTTTCGTAAAGATGGCGGGTCGTGTAGATTTTACAGTCAATGGAGAGATTTCCATAGACTCAGATTGTATGCACGTGGAGAACAATCTATTGCAAAATACAAAAATGAATTAGCAATAGATGGTGATTTATCTTATCTAAATTTAGATTGGACACCTGTTCCTATTCTTCCAAAGTTTGTAGATATTGTAGTTAATGGTATGTCAAGTAGACTTTTTAAAGTTAAGGCATATTCACAAGATGCAATGTCGCAACAAAAAAGAAGTAGATTTCAAGATATGGTTGAAGGTCAAATGGTAGCAAAAGCGCCACTTGAAATGATTCAACAAAAAACAGGAGTTAATCCATTCATCATGCCCCCTGAAGATTTACCTAAATCAGATGAGGAGTTAATGCTTTATATGCAGTTAAATTATAAACCTGCTATTGAGATTGCTGAAGAAGAAGCCATTAATACAATCTTTGATGAAAACCATTATCAAGATATTAGACAAAGAATAGACTATGACTTAACAGTAATAGGTATTGGAATAGCAAAGCATGAGTTCTTATTGGGTTCAGGTGTTTCTATTTCATATGTAGACCCTGCAAATGTTGTTTATAGTTATACTGAGTCACCGACTTTTGATGATTGTTTTTATTGGGGTGAAATTAAAACTCTTCCTATTACAGAATTATTAAAAATTAAACCATCAATAAAAAAAGAAGAGCTAGAGAGAATATCTAAAAGCAGTCAAGGATGGTATGACTATTATAATGTATCTCAATTTTACGAGAATAGTTTATTTTCTAAAGACACTTGTACGCTACTTTATTTTAATTATAAAACAACAAAGAAAGTAGTATATAAAAAGAAATTACTTGAAGGAGGTGGCTCAAGGGTTATTGAAAAAGACGATACGTTTAATCCACCTGTAGAAATGATGGAGGAAGGAAACTTTGTCAAAATCGAAAAGACTATTGATGTTTGGTATGATGGAATAATGGTAATGGGGACAAACATTATTATTAAGTGGGAGATGGCTGAAAATATGGTAAGACCAAAATCAACATCTCAACATGCACTACCAAATTATGTTGCTAATGCTCCAAGAATGTATAAAGGTAACATAGAGTCTTTAGTTAGACGAATGATACCATTTACTGATTTAATACAAATAACGCATTTAAAATTACAGCAAGTAATCGCAAGAGTTGTACCTGATGGTGTATTTATTGACGCTGACGGATTAAATGAAGTGGACTTAGGAACAGGCGCTGCTTACAACCCTGAAGATGCATTAAGATTGTATTTTCAAACAGGTAGTGTTATTGGTAGAAGTTATACTCAAGAGGGCGACTTTAACAATGCAAAAGTTCCTATTACTCAATTAACTTCAAATTCAGGGTTAAGTAAAACTCAAATGTTAATATCTAATTACAACCATTATATGGATATGATTAGGTCTGTAACAGGATTGAATGAAGCAAGAGATGGAAGTACACCTGACCCTAATTCATTAGTAGGAGTTCAGAAATTAGCGGCATTAAATTCAAATACAGCAACAAGACATATACTTGAAGGTGGTTTATATATATATAGGAGTTTAGCAGAAGCATTAACATATAGAGTAGGAGATATTTTACAATATGCAGACTTTAAAGATGATTTTGCAAATAAAATTGGAAAGTATAATGTTTCAATATTAAATGATATTTCTGATTTATATATTTATGACTTTGGAATTTTTATTGAAGTATCTCCTGATGAAGAACAAAAAGCACAGCTTGAAGCAAACATACAAATGGCTTTATCTAAAGGCGACATAAATCTTGAAGATGCTATTGATATTCGTGAGTTAAAAAATCTCAAACTTGCAAATCAATTGTTAAAGATGAAGAGAAGTCAAAAGCAAGATAGAGAAGACCAAAATAAAATGCAGATGCAAGCAATGCAAGCGCAGCAGCAATTGAAATCTCAAGAAATGGCAATGCAAACTGCTATTCAAAAAATACAAATGGAATCTGATGCTAAGTTAAAATTAAAACAAGCTGAAGTTCAATTTAATATTCAACAATTAACAGCAGAAGCTCAACTCAAAAAAGAATTGATGGCAGTAGAGTTTGACTATAATATGCAATTAGGTGGCTTACAGCAGAATAACTTGAAGACTAGAGAGAATGAGAGAGAAGATGCTAAAGCAAAAAGAATAAGCCAACAAAATACTGAACAATCAAAATTAATAAATCAAAGAAAGAATAATTTATCTCCTATAGACTTCCAAAACAGTGAAGATGATTTAGATGGATTTAATGTCCCTGAAACTAAACCTATGGTTTTTGAGTCAAATGAGGATAGTTTAGATGGATTTGATATGGGGGAATTTTCACCTCGTTAAAATATTAATTTTTTTGTATAACTTTGTAAAAAATAAAATCAAATAAAATGGAAATGAAAGTTAGATTGCTAGACGGAGCAGAAGAAAAAGGAGTTGCTCAATTAGAAGAAGAATTACTTGCAAAGCATGAAGAGTCATTATCAACAGATAATAATTTTGAACCGCAAGAACAAGTAACCGAACAAGTAACCGAACAAGAACAGGAATTTGAACCTGAAGAAGAATTAAGCGAAGAAAAAGTTCTTTCATATATTGGGAAAAGATATAATAAAGAAATTAGTTCATTTGATGAATTAATGGCTGAAAGAAATATCACAGAAGAAATTCCTTCCGATGTTGCTGCTTATATGAAATATAAGAAGGACACAGGAAGAGGGTTTGAAGATTACATAAAGTTAAATAAGGATTTTGACACTATGGATTCTGATGACCTATTAAAAGAATATCTACATTCTACAAATTCAGATTTGGATTCAGATGATATAGATGCATTAATGGAAGATTATTATTTCGATGAAGATTTAGATGATGATTCTTTTATTAAGAAAACAAAGATTGCAAAGAAAAAGGCTATTGGAGAAGCTAAGAAATACTTCAATCAACAGAAAGAACAATACTCTACACCCCTTGAGTCAAGAGGTTTAGATGTTCCGGATGAAGAAAAAGAAGTATTCGAGGCATACAAACAATACACAAAAGAAGCGGCGACTATTGATGAATCAAACAAGCGTAAGCGAGAATGGTTCGACCAAAAGACAAATGAAGTTTTAAACGATGATTTCAAAGGTTTTGATTTCAACATAAACGATAAAAAACTTTCATTTTCTCCCGGTAATCTAAGCGAAATTAAAAAAAATCATTCATCACCACAAAACTTTATAAATAAGTTTTTAGATGAAAATGGTTTAATGAAAGACGCACAAGGATATCATAAATCGTTAGCTATGGCTATGAACCCTGACAAGTTTGCTAAGTTCTTTTATGAACAAGGTCAAGCAGATGCGACAGAAGATGTTACAAGTAAGATTAAAAATATAAACATGTCTGAACGTAAAGTATCTGAAGCTAGTAATAGGGTTGATGGAATGCAGGTCAAGTCTCTAAGTCCTGAATCCGGAAACGGACTAAAAATTAGAAGTATAAAAAGAATATAAAAACTAAAACAAAAAAAAATGGCAATTTTAGCAACACCAACTTTTGGTCTTACTCCTAGTTCGGAGCAAGTTCCATTATCAACAAACTACATTACTAACTTCGACTTCTTAAATCAGTATCTTCCTGATACATATGAGAAAGAATTTGAGCGTTATGGTAATCGTACAGTATCTTCATTCTTGCGTATGGTAGGAGCAGAGATGCCGTCAAATTCCGATTTAATTAAATGGGCAGAGCAAGGTCGTTTACACACAAAATATACAAATTGTGTTGCAACTGCTGCTGCTGCTGCTACTCAGTCTGTATTTACAATTACAGATGCTACAATTACTACAGGAAACACTATTGCAATCCGTTTAGGTCAAACAGTTATGATTACTGATAATGCTACGGGATTATCAAATAAAGGAATTGTTATTGTAGCACCTGCAGGAGCAGGTCCTACTTACACTATTACAGTAGCTTATTATGAGCAAGGTGGTCAAACTTTTGCTGCTGCGTCTACTTGTTCTATTTGGATATATGGTTCAGAATTTAAAAAAGGAACATTTGGTATGGAAGGCTCTTTAGAAGCTGAAGATACTATTTTTGAAAATTCTCCAATTATCATAAAAGATAAGTATGCAGTAAATGGTTCAGACATGGCTCAAATTGGTTGGGTTGAAGTAACTACTGAGAATGGTGCTTCAGGATACCTTTGGTACTTAAAGTCAGAGCATGAAACTCGTTTACGTTTTGAAGACTATCTTGAAACTGCAATGGTTGAGGCAATTCCTGCGGGTGCAGCTTCAGGTGTAGCTAATCAAACAACATTTACTTCAGCCGGTAATAAAGGTTCAGAAGGTATCTTCTATGTTGTAAACAGTCGTGGAAACGTATGGGGTGGTGGTAATCCACAATCTCTTTCTGATTGGGACACTGTTATATCTCGTTTAGATAAGCAAGGTGCTATTGAAGAAAACGTAGTATTTGTTAATCGTGATTTTGGATTTGACATTGACGATATGTTAGCAGCACAAAACTCTTATGGAGCAGGTGGTACTTCTTATGGTCTATTTGACAATGACAAAGACATGGCGTTAAACTTAGGATTTACAGGATTCCGTAGAGGTTATGATTTCTACAAGACTGATTGGAAATACTTAAATGATCCAACAATGCGTGGAGGTATGCCTACAACTGCAACTTCAACAGGTACTGTAACAGGATTACTTGTTCCTGCAGGTTCTACAAATGTGTATGACCAAGTTATGGGTAAAAATGCAAAGCGACCTTTCTTACACGTTAGATACCGTGCTTCTCAAGCAGAAGATAGAAAATACAAAACTTGGATAACAGGTTCTGCCGGAGGTGCTCAAACTAGTGACTTAGATGCAATGGAGGTTAACTTCTTATCTGAGCGTGCTGTTTGTACTTTAGGTGCGAATAACTTTGTATTATTCCGTTACGGAGTATAATAACAAATGATTAAAAAAGAGGAGTGTTGAAAGGCACTCCTTCTTTTATTTTTTAGTAACAACTTAAATTAAATAAAATGAAAAAAAACACAACATCAGTAGATAAGACCTACAAATTAAAAAGTAACGCAACGCCAATTTCTTTTACGTTGCCATCAAGAAATACAACTAGATTTCCTCTTATGTATTTTGATGAAGAACAAAATATGAACAGAGCTTTGCGATACGCAAGAAATCAAAAATCACCATTTGAAGATGAGCAAGATGGAAATTTCCTTCTTGAACCAATTATCTTTGATGATGGATTTTTATCTGTTCCAAGAACAAATCCTGTACTACAACAATTTTTACATTATCATCCATTAAATGGACATTCTTTTGTAGAAGTAGATAAGACAGTAGATGCCGCACAAGAAGTTGAAAATTTAAACTTTGAAGTAGACGCATTAATTGAGGCAAGACAATTAACCATTGAACAACTTGAAGTAGTAAGTAGAGTAATGTTTCAAAAAGATGTTACAAATATATCAACTGCAGAGTTGCGTAGAGATGTATTAATATATGCTAAAAAAGAACCTAGGTCATTTTTAGAAATACTTAATGACCCTTTACTTAAATTACAATCAAATGTGCAATTATTTTTTGCTCATAATTTATTGCAATTTAGAAATGGACAAAGAGAAGTATGGTTTAATACAAAAAGCAATAAGAAAAAAATGATGGGAATACCATTTGGTGAAGACCCTTATGAAACAGTTGCTTTATTCTTAAAGTCAGATGATGGTCTTGAGGTTTTAAAGTTCTTAGAAATAAGTCTAAAATAATTGCTATATTTGTACTTTATTAACCATTTAAACTTTTTAAACAATGGAAAAATTTTTAAGTATCCCGGTAACAAACGAGCAGAATCAAATAATATCTGCAACAGGTATTGTTTTGATTTCTCAAAATTCAACAACAACTGTTCACGTACACTACAAGGCGAGTGCCGCAAGTGATGTCTTGACAATTGCACATGCACCTGCACCATTAGGTGATGAAACTATGCGTGATGCAATTCAAGATGCAGTTATATCTGCATTGCAAACGCCATGGACAGCAGTTGCATTTAATGTATCAAATTTACCTTATGCAGTATCAGCTATTACTGTTGCATAAGACTAATTAATTTAAAAACTAAGAGGCACTTTAATAGAGTGCCTTTTTTTTTATTATCTTTGTAGTATGATAAACTCTGTAAGGAATACGGTAATTGCTATTTTAAATAAAAATAACTACGGATATATTTCTCCATCTGATTTTAATTTGTATGCTCAACAAGCACAATTAGAATTATTTATGTCATATTTCCCTAATTATAATACTGTTATAAATAAGGAAAATGCTAGAGCATCAGGAACAGATTATGCTGATTTTGGAAAATCATATGCAGAACAATTAGAAGAATTTATAGTAACAAATTCATTAACAAATACATCTGTAACAAGTACATTATCAAATGTTTACTATTTACCATCTGTAACTACAACAGGAGATGAAGATTATTTTATAAATAAAGTATTGTGTTATTCAAAAATACTTGCTAGTGGTGTAAATACATCTGTTGTAGCATTTCAATTAGTTGATACAACTGCTAATTTTACATTAGCGGGAGTATCTGTTGGAGATATTATTGTAAACACATCTGTTTCACCAACAACTACTGCAACAATTACTGCGGTGACAGCTACAATATTAACATTATCTGTAGATATTTTCTTGGTAACTCCAAATAATTATACAATAATGGATGTGTCAGTTCAGAATGAAGCTGAAAAAGTTACAGCAGGTAAAATAACTTTACTTGGAATGTCACCTCTTACAGCTCCATCAATTCAATATCCTGCATATACACAAACAAGTGATACAATAATTGTTTATCCTTCTAATATAAATTTACCATTACAAATTCAAGCTACTTACTTTAGATATCCAAAAAATCCAAAGTGGACTTATATTTCATTAGCAAATGGTGAGCCTGTATTTGACCAATCACAACCTGATTATCAAGACTTTGAAGTAGGGATGCAAAATGAAACTTCATTAGTTGTTAAGATACTTCAATATTGTGGTATATCAATTAGAGAAACATTAGTTGCTCAATTTGGAAAGCAAGAAGAGATGGAAAATAATGCACAAATACCATAATATATAAAACATGGCATATATATCACAGTATGAATATTATGAGAATAATGGAAACAATCCTGATGACTTAAATTGGGGTTCGTATCAATATGTTAGTTTAGCTGATATTGTAACAAATTTTCTTTTAATGTACTCAGGAAATCATTCTTTAGTAAACAACGAAGAAAGGTTTAAAATATTGTTCCATGCAAAACGTGCTGTTCAAGAACTAAACTATGACGCATTTAAAGAAATAAAAATATTAGAATTAAATGTTCCAAATACATTAAGATATATATTACCTTCTGACTATGTTAATTGGGTAAGAATATCTATATACCAAAATGGTTTATTAAGACCATTAAGTGAAAACATTCAAACTCTTTCATCAAAAGCATATCTTCAAGATAACCTTTCAAATATATTGTTTGACCAAGATGGTAATGCTCTTTCTCCTCAGTATTCTAATATAGATTTTGATAGGATTAAAGGACAAAAAAAATCAATATACTTAAATGCAGGAAACCAATTTAATGGTCAAATGGGTTGGAATGTTGATGGGCAATGGTATTTTGATTATGCTATTGGAGCAAGGTTTGGTTTAAATACAGAAACGGCAAATGCCAATCCTACATTTTCAATAGACAAAAAATCAGGTGTTATTAATTTTGATTCAGGAATGTCTGAGCAATTATGTATTTTAGAATATGTATCAGATGGTATGGAGGGAGGAGATAATTCTTTAATAACAGTAAATAAATTATTTGAAGCTTATGTTTATGCATATGTAAAATATGAAATTTTAAATGCAAAGTTTGGAGTTCAAGAATATATTATTCAAAGAGCTAAAAAAGATAAGCAAGCATTATTAAGAAATGCAAAAATAAGAATAAGCAATATTCATCCGGGAAGACTTTTAATGAACTTAAGAGGATTAGATAAAATATTAAAATAGTATGCCAAAGTTTACTAGAAACTTTACTGCAGGTAGGATGAATAAAGTTCTCGATGAGAGAGTTCTTCCTAATGGCGAGTATATTGATGCAATGAATGTCAGAATGGGTTCGACAGAAAATGCTGAAATTGGAGTTATTGAAAATACAAAAGGAAATCTTTCACTTACAACTTTAAAGTTTAATAATATACCATTAAGTGTAGATGCTAGATGCATTGGGGCATATGAAGATGGTTCATTAGAAACAATTTATTGGTTTGTTCACGATCCAAGTTTTCCATTGGGTAACACAGGTAAACTTGATTTAATTGTTTCCTATAATACAAACACATTTTTATTAATATATCATGTTATCACCATAGATAATGGTG